ATAGTAGATATTGATGAAAAATATGAGAAGAAGCAAGAAGAACTTGAAATGAAAGAACTTATTAGAAGAGAAAATGAAGTAGATCCAGAACAATTAAGCATGTTCGAAATATATGCAGAATAAAAATAGTAAAGGGGCTAGGTAAATGGCATTATTTCCAGATTTAGACAAAGAGTTAACAAAAGAAAATGTCGATGAACTATTATCTAGTTGTCGTTCATTGATTAGATACGTTCATGAGGACTATATACCGAAAGTGACACAAACGTATAGCTTTGAGATAAAGGGCAGTAGAACGGATACTAGCCCTTTGGAAAACGGAGTGCTGAAAAAAGTTAATGCTGAACAGGAGCTAGTAGCAATTGTACGAGCGTTGAATAGATTAAATGCCTATGATTCTAAGATTCTCTATGATAAGTATATGGATAAAAACGAGTATTCAGATAAGCAATTGATCGCTAAGTATGAATCGCTAGACGAACCACGTTCTGAACGCTCATTCTACCGAGATTTAGATAGAGCAATGGGGAAATTTGCTGAAGCTTTTGACGGTGGCAGACTTTTGGCAGTGAAATGGCAGTAAATTGGCAGGGATGTGGCAGTAACTAGGCAGTCCTAAGTGATAATATGATATTATCGAAAGAATTAGGAGAGACAGCAAAAGACACATAAGTGATTACAGTTGCAACATTCCTTTCTTGATTCGATTAGAGTTCAGCAGGCAGTAACATAACTATACAATCCATCCGTGGCAAGAAAAATTAGGCTGTCTGCGTATCTGTCAATTGCAATAAAGTAATAGGGGGATCTCCTTATCATCTTATTCTTGGCGCATCTAGGTTCGAATCCTAGGGCAGATATTATAAATCAAAATATTCCAGAACTTTAATCATGAATAGATGTATGATAATATTTATTCATGAAGGAGTTGTTGATGTGAATAATTTTTTTGGAGATTTATTTAAAGAAGCAATTATAGTTTTAGTAGTAGGTTTTATTGGTTATATTTTGAAAAGTGTATATAAACGAAGTGAAGCTAAATGGGTTTTGAAAATTAGGAATAGTAAACGGAATATCGCCAAAAGAATTATTAAGAGATATAGGAAGTCCAATGAAATTAATTATAATGGATATTTAAAATTAAAAGAATATGAGATTTATATTAACAGCAAAAAAGTTGCATGCACTAATAGGAACAAGGTAAGTGATGTTATTAGAGATATAGAAAGTAAATTTGATATGAAAAAAGAATACAATAAATATTGTTATCAATTAATGTATATTGACAATAGGAATCCTAAAGAAATTAAAAGAGCTGGCGAACGTAATTTTAACTCATTAAATTAAAACAAGTGTGTTGTGTTTGATATACTTCGGCTGTTAATAAATAGTAGACACTCAATCGAGTGTCTTTTTTTTATACATAAAATTAGGAGGTGGCAGATATGGCAGAGGCTAGTGAATCGGAATCAATTGTGGATTATGAATGGCAAAGATATTTAGTTGAGCGCGCGGGCGTAGCAGCGGAAGAAGCAAGCGCTGCAATGAACCGTCTAATGCAAGGCATGAGTATAGCTAATGACAGGACAGAAACCTTTAGAGAGTTGACCTCAGTTGATGAACGTAGATCAGGTAGTAAAAGGAATGGGACATTAGATAGGCGTGAAGCCTTCGGGGATATGTTAAAGCGCAATAAGAAAGGATGGTGATACACTATGGCTAAGAATAAGAAGCCTATACTGCAAGATCATAAGAAGAAGCAGAAGAAAGCAGATGCTGTAGTTAATGAGTACCTAGATGTCCTGCAGGCCTCATGGGGGCTAGTAGAGGATCAAGAGGCTATGGTTAAGAAAGCAATTGAGTTAAGAATGTTTGGTTCAGTTATACAAAAGTTATTAGAAGATATAAATGCATCAGGAACTTTAACACCAACAATCGAAGCGTTGTGCAAAGTACACCGAGAGTTTGATGTGATTGCATTAGAGTCAGGACCATATAAGAAAGAGGATTACATTCGTGCTGTACTACAGCCATTCATGACAGGTGATGGCAATGCCTAAGATGCCACTTAAACCTTGTGCCTTTCCAACATGCGGGAAGCTAACAGATAAGTTGTACTGTGAAGCACATAGCAATTACAGACCAGAGAAGCACGCAAGCTTATACAATGCAGAGTGGAGAAAGAGACGAGCTAACTTCTTACTTCGTCATCCATTTTGTGAGTGTGTTGATTGTAAGAAGAGTGGTAAGAAACTATTAGCAACTGTTGTGGATCATAAGACAGCTCATAAAGGGAATAAGAAACTCTTTTGGGATGAAGATAATTGGCAAGCAATGACTGTAAGCCACCATAACAGGAAGACGGCTAAGCATGATAGAGGAAGCTGGGGAGTATGAATAAATAACCACCCTCCCTATCCAAAATGTTTCAGAAATTTTTACACAAAAGAACGTGCCCTCTTCTTCAGACAAAATTCCCTTTTTGAAAGTTTTTTTGAAGGGTAGAAACGTTGATTTAACAACATTCTTGGAAGTGAGAAATAAGAAGGGTAGTCAACCATAATTGCTGTCATAGCAATAGGTTGGCTATTTTTATGCATAAAAAAACAAAAAAGGTGAAAAAGGAGGCGAAACAATATGGCTGGGAGAAACAAACAACCGATTAGTTTAGTAGAACATAAAGGAAAAAAACACCTAACAAAAGAAGAAATAAAAAAACGCAAAGAAGAAGAATTAGTTGCTCCAAACGATAAAGTTGAACCTCCTGATTATTTGCCAGCAAGACTAAAAAAAAGGTTTAAAGAAATATCTGAGGAACTAATTAAAATTGGAATTATGAGTAACTTAGATAATGAGGCGCTAGCTAGGTATTTAGTGTCTGAGGATACTTATCAACGTTTGAGTAAAAAAATGGTAAGAGAAGATGCTTTGGATGATTTAGAAGCGTTTGATAAAATTTCAAAAACTCAAGAACGAATGTTTAAACAATCTAGAGCGGCCGCTACAGATTTAGGACTCACTATTAGCAGCAGATGTAAGCTTGTCGTACCCAAGAAACCTGAAGAAAAAGAATCAACTCCTGAAGAGAAACTGTTTGGAGGTATTTTAGGATGAACTTTGAAGAAGAGAAATTGGAATTGCAAAGACGTGTTATACAGTACGCTACAGATATTCAAGAAGGAACTATAAAATCTGGAAAAAAAGTAAAGTGGATGGTAGATCGGTTTTTTAAAGATTTAAAAAAGGTAGAAAAACGTGAATATCCATACTATGTTGATTGGAACGAATTATTAAAATTTAATCGATGGGCTGGCATGTTTAAGCATTCAAAAGGAATAATTGCAGGAGAGCATATACAGTTAACGGATTATCAATTGTTTTTAGCTGCTAATATATTTTGTTTTAAGCAAAAAGAAACTGGTTTTAGAAGATTTAGAGAAGCTTATATACAGGTTGGTCGTAAAAATGCAAAGTCACAATTTCTAGCTATTGTAGTTAGTTATGTGGCTTTTTTATCTGATGAACAAGAAGAAATTTATATCAGCTCGTGGACTAGAGATCAATCAAACTTGGTTTATAACGAAACACTGAATCAAATAAGAGCTGTAGACATGCTCAGAACTAAATATTCTGATTCTTATAACATGATAACCGTTAAAAAAAATGGGTCTATCATCAAAGCGTTATCAAGAGAAGCAAGAAAAACAGGTGATGGAACAAACCCTAGCGTTGCAGTGTTAGATGAATACAAAGATAATCAAACATCTGAATTACGAGATGCACAGAAAACAGGGATGATAGCTCGTAGAAATCCATTATTAGTTGTTATTACTACAGCAGGATTTGATTTAGAAGTTCCTTGTCATGATGACTATGAATATTACTCGAGAGTGCTTAATCCGGATGATGATTCAGAAAATGATGAGATATTTATTGCTATTTACGAACTGGATAAAGACGATGATGTTAAAGATGAATCAAATTGGATAAAAGCCAATCCTATTGTAGCGACATACGAGCGTGGGATGGAAGCTCTCAGAGGTGATTTAAAAATCGCTTTAGAACAACCAGAAAAAATGCGTGCTTTCCTAACTAAAAATATGAATCTTTGGGTTGATCAAAAAGAAGATGGCTATATGGATATGAGTAAATGGAAAAAAGGTTTAGTAGAAGGCTACAAGAACGAGGATATGGATAAATTATTAGAAGGCTGGAAAGTCTATGTAGGTCTTGATTTATCTATGACAACAGATTTAACCTCAATTGGTATTGTAGCAGTGAAATCCGGGAAGTTCAGAGTGTTTCAACATTCATTTATGCCTGGAGATAAGTACGAAGAACGCATGAGTAGAGATAGAGTTAGATACGACTTGTTTGTTGATGGAGGCTATCTTGAAAGAACAGAAGGAAATGTCGTAGATTATCGATTTGTTAAACAATGGATTTTAAATTTTAATAAAAAACAAAATATTGCTGAACTAGGCTACGATAAATGGAATGCGCTGCATATTGCACAAGAATTAGAAGCGTCAAATATTACAGTTGTAGAAATCCCGCAGTCAGTATCTCATTTAAGTATACCTACAAAAGAGTTTAGAGAAGCTGTTTATAGCGGAAAAGTTGAACATTTTGGTGATCCGTTACTTAAATGGGCGATTAATAATGGTGTTTTAAAAATGGACGAACAAGAAAACGTGATGATTGGAAAAAAAGTTAGTAAGAATCGAATTGATCCTATAGCTGCAGTAATTAATGCATTTGCAAGAGCCATGTATGATGATCAACGAATTGATTTAAATGAACGTATTATGAGTGATGATTTCAGTTTTTAGGAGGAATTTGTATGAATATTTATACTGTAGAGGTCCTTATAACAGAGGATGAAAATGCTAGAAAAGGACATTGTATTGTAACTGCTAAATCAACAAAATCTGCCTATAAAGAAGCATTGCAAGGGATACTTCCTAAGATTAAATGTTTAAGAAATAATGGAAGTGTAAGGATATTTGATTTAAATGAATGTGTATTTGAATGGTGCAAATTTTATAAAAATGGGAAGTTAATTGGTTCCTTGTCAATGGTTGAAAAATGTAAGACCTTAAAAGAAGATGAAGGAATTACAGAGTTAGCAAAGTTTGTAAAAGCGTATGCAGATGACCGTGGTATATCAGCGTTGCAGGCAATT